GTTTCCCAGTCACGATCGCAAGGCGGTTGTATTTATTTATTCTGCTTTTGAAAAAAAGAAAAAAGAAATAGATGAGTCACGCACAACTGATCCATACAATCCTAAAGCTATTATAGAGGCTCAAAAAGAATACGTTAAAGAAATTAAAGATGCTATTAAAAATATTTCTTTAATTAATGAAGTTCATAAAAATCAACTTAAACTTGTTAAAGGCTCAACTGATGCTTATAAAAAAATTAATACAGAAGCTAATTCTTTAGCTCAACACACTTATTTTATGAGTAAAACTTATTATTCAATATTAAAAGCAATGAAAAGCAAGTAACTATGAAAAAAATTTGGCAATGGCTTACAGGTTCCGTCATAAAAGAAGTTGGCGAGGTTTTAGACAATCTTACAACAACTAAAGAGGAAAAGCTTGAAGCTCAGCGTCTTATTACAGAAATATTAGAAAAAGCCGACAAAGAAGCACAAGAGCAAGTTACAGCAAGGTGGCAAGCGGATATGGCGTCAGATAGTAAACTATCTAAAAACATACGCCCTATGGTCTTAATATACCTAACAGTAATATTTACAGCTTGTGCTTTTTTTCATGGTAATATAGGTGAATTTAAAATATCAGAAGAATATATACCAATATTCCAAACACTTCTAGTAACTGTTTATGGTGCTTATTTTGTTGGAAGAAGTTGGGAAAAAACAAAAAAAATAACAAACAAAAAAGATTAAATAATGGGACAATACGGAAATCAACCTGATTTTATAACTAACGACATACAAACTGTAACACCAGTTGCCGCAGCTTCTTTAACTGCAGCAGATTCATTAAATGGATCAATTATATATGTAGGTACAAGCTCTAGCGCTGATCTTCAAGTTATACCTGCTGGATCTGTTGGATCTAGTGGTTCTGGTTTACCTGGTTTAGCTCAAGCAATTACGTTTAAAAATGTACCGCAAGGAGAGTGGTTTCCTGTGGTTGTTGACTACGTTTTGTCTAATGCTACAACAGCAACCGACTTGGTAGCAGGAAAATAAAGTATAGAAAATCTATACGTTTTTAAATTAAATTAAATTAAATTATGGCTAAAAAAGTTAAAAAACTTAAAAAAGAAGAATTAGAATTGTTAAATAAGCAACAAGCAGATATAGGTGAAATGCTTAAAAGTCTTGGTATTTTAGATGTTCAAAAAATGAATTTACACTCTAGAGTGAAGATACTAAGTGACGAAATTGAATCTACTAAAAAAGATTTAGAAGATAAATATGGTTCTGTTAATATAGATTTATCAACAGGTGAAATAACTCCAATAGAAAAAGAAAATGCCTAGTAATATAAGAAAAATTAGCATTGGTTCTGATTATAAAAACGATGCAATGCATTATTCTGTTGGTCAAATAGTTTACGGTGGTCACGAAATATCACATATACTTTTAGATGAATTTGATAATTCTTATAATATACACATAAAAAAGAACAACGAGGTATTGCCATGGAAGAAGTTTAATTCTAACATGGCTATATCAGTTGAGTATGATTTAGAGTACTAATGAAAAGTCTATATGATTTTATTGTAAAACCTATAGGCGAAACTTACAACAATGAAATTAATATTGATAAAAAAAAATTAATATTAAATAGTAAGATTGAAAGTTGGAAGTTTGTAAACAGGTTTGCAGAAGTAGTAGAAATACCAAAAGCATTTAAAACACCTATAAAAAAAGGTGACACGGTCATTGTTCATCAAAATGTTTTTAGAACATTTTATGATATGAAAGGTCGAAAAAAAAAATCAAGATCTTATTTTAAAGATAATTTATACTTTTGTTCAGTAGATCAAATTTATTTATATAAAAATAAAAATGGTTATAATTCTTTTGGTGAAAGATGTTTTATACAACCTATAAAAAACAATGACTATTTAACTGCAGATAAAGAGCAAAAGCTTGTTGGTATATTAAAATACGGAAATAAGTCCTTAGAGTCGCTAGAAATAAACGAGGGAGACATTGTGGGTTATACGCCTGACGGTGAATGGGAATTTTTAATTGAAAACAAGCGACTATATTGTATGAAATCAAATGATATTGTAATTAAATATGAATACAAAGGAGACGAAAAAGAATATAATCCAAGCTGGTCAAAAAGCAGTTGAAGAATTAATTAAAGTAGCAAAAGAAGCTATTGTTGACTCAGATGACGACATATCAGCTGACAGACTTAAAAATGCCGCTGCTACTAAAAAACTAGCTATATTTGACGCTTTTGAAATATTGAGTCGTATTGAAGAAGAAGAAAACTTGTTAAACGAAAAACCTAAAGAAGTTAAAGAAGAAAAAACTTTTAAGGGTTTTGCTGAAGGAAGATCTAAGTAATGTACGAACAGAGTCTATATAAAGTTTTAAAAGATCATATAAAACCTAAAGTTCTTAAAAGAATGAATAGGTATAAAAAGTGGGAATATGGTTATAATGAAGAACACGACATTGTAATTATAAGTAAAGATGGTACTATTGGTGAGGTTTATGAAATACAAAATTTAAAAATTGCTTTACCTAAAGCTGATAATGTTTATTCTTTTGATTCTGACACATGGGAATATACTGAATACCCAAAAGAATTAAAAAAAATAAAATCAGTTTTTGATTGGGAAGAATATCCAATAGAATTTAAAGAAAAATGGTATGATTACATTGATAACGAATTTAATAAAAGAGAACAAGGGTTTTGGTTCTATAATAAGGGCTTGGCTACTTACATTACTGGTACTCACTTTATGTACTTGCAGTGGAGCAAAATTGACGTTGGGCAGCCAGACTTTAGGGAATCAAATAGATTATTCTACATTTTCTGGGAAGCTTGCAAAGCAGACTCACGATGTTATGGAATGTGTTATCTTAAAAACAGACGTTCCGGATTTTCTTTTATGTCTTCAGCGGAAACCGTTAACATGGCGACAATTACGTCAGATGCACGGTACGGTATCTTGTCTAAGTCTGGCCCCGATGCTAAGAAAATGTTCACAGACAAAGTCGTACCTATATCCGTCAACTACCCGTTCTTTTTTAAACCCATCCAGGACGGTATGGACAGGCCCAAAACAGAACTTGCCTATAGAGTACCAGCGACAAAATACACAAGAAGAAAACTTGAAACAAACCAAAAGGTTCAAGAACTTGACGGGCTTGACACAACAATAGATTGGAAAAACACCGGTGATAACTCTTATGATGGTGAAAAACTAAAACTACTTGTACACGATGAAAGTGGTAAGTGGGAAAAACCTAATAACATATTAAACAACTGGAGAGTTACAAAAACCTGTTTAAGATTAGGTGGTAGAATTATAGGTAAATGCATGATGGGATCAACATCAAATGCACTGGATAAAGGAGGTAGTAATTTTAAAAAACTATATAATGATTCAGACGTCAGAGAAAGAAACGCCAATGGAGAGACTCGCTCAGGATTATATTCTTTGTTCATACCTATGGAATGGAACTACGAAGGCTACATTGATTCTTATGGCTTACCTGTCTTCGAAACTCCAAGTGAAAATACGAAAGGTCCGCATGGAAGAAAAATAAAAATAAGTGTACTAGAGTATTGGCAAAATGAAGTTGATGGATTAAAAAAAGATCAAGATGCTTTAAATGAGTTTTATAGACAATTTCCAAGAACCGAACAACACGCTTTTAGAGATGAAGCAAAACAATCTTTATTTAATTTAACAAAGATATATGAGCAAATAGATTTTAATCAAGATTTTAAAAATGACCTGCTCGTTACAAAAGGATCTTTTCAATGGCAAAACGGAGTTAAAGATAGTAAAGTTTTATTTGTTCCTAATAAAAATGGAAGATTTAACATATCATGGGTACCTCCTGTAAGATTACAAAATATAGTAATAAATAAAAACGGAATTAAATATCCAGGTAATGAGCACATTGGTGCTTTTGGATGTGATCCATATGATATATCTGGTACAGTAGACTCTAGAGGATCAAATGGTTCTCTACATGGTTTAACTAAATTTTCAATGGAAGACGCGCCTAATAGTATGTTTTTTTTAGAATACATAGCTAGACCTCAAACAGCTGAGATATTTTTTGAAGATGTACTTATGGCTTGTATATTTTATGGTATGCCAATATTAGCTGAAAATAACAAACCAAGATTATTATATCATTTTAAAAGAAGAGGTTATAGAGGTTATTCTATGAACAGACCAGATAAGGTGTATATGAAATTGTCAGTTACAGAGAAAGAAATAGGTGGTATACCTAATTCTAGTCAAGATATAAAACAAGCGCATGCCGCAGCTATAGAGTCTTATATAGAAACTTATGTAGGTAATTTAGGTGAAAAATACGGTGATATGTATTTTCAAAAAACATTAGAAGATTGGTCGAGATTTGATATAAACAACAGAACAAAACACGATGCTTCTATAAGTTCCGGTCTAGCAATAATGGCTTGTAATAAAAACTTATACACACCTGTATTTAAAAGAAAAGTAGAGGTTAAAAATTTAGGTTTTAAAAAATACGATAATAAAGGATTTAGTTCAAAAATAATAAGATAAATGATTTACACTAATTACGCAGGTTCGTTTCCTAGTCAGGTTGTATCTGATGAAGAAAAGCAAAGTTATGATTATGGTTACGCCGTGGGTAGAGCTATTGAAGGGGAGTGGTTTTCTGGAGATAGAGGAGGTTTAGGTAATAGATATCAAAATAGTTGGTTAAACTTTCACAGATTAAGACTGTATGCTAGAGGTGAACAACCTGTTCAAAAATATAAAGATGAATTAGCTGTCAATGGCGATTTATCTTACTTAAATTTAGACTGGAAACCTGTTCCAATAATACCAAAATTTGTTGACATTATAGTTAACGGAATGTCACAAAAAATATTTGATATTAAAGCTTTTGCTCAAGATCCAGAATCTTTAAAGAAAAGAACTAAATACGCAGATGCTATAATGCGTGATATGTATGCTAAAGAAATAATTGAAGCTACAAATCAAGCCACTGGCATGAATTTTTTTAACACAAATGACACTGATAATTTACCAGAAAACCAGCAAGAGTTAGATCTTCACATGCAATTAAGTTATAAGCAGTCTATAGAAATAGCAGAAGAAGAAGCTATTGAAAATGTTTTAGCTTATAATAAATACGACTTAGTAAAGAAAAGGTTAATACAAGATTTAGCTATAATTGGAATAGGGGCTGTCAAAACAGATTTTAATTTAGCAAATGGCGTTACCGTTAACTATGTAGACCCTGCTAATTTGGTTTATTCCTATACAGAAGATCCTAATTTTGATGATATATATTATGCTGGAGAGGTTAAATCAATAAGTTTAGTTGAATTAAAAAAACAATTTCCTGGACTATCAGACGCTGAATTACAAAAAATTGAAAAATTTCCAGGTGATGCTAATTATACTAGAAATTTTTATGCACAACAAGATTCTTATAATCAAGTACAAGTTTTGTATTTTGAATATAAGACATACAGTAATCAAATATTTAAAATAAAACAAACAGATCAAGGTCTTGAAAAAGCTTTAGAAAAACCAGACACTTTTAATCCTCAACCAAATGATAATTTTGAAAGAGTAGGTAGAAGTATAGAAGTATTATACACTGGCGCTAAAATACTAGGACACGAAATGATGTTAGAGTGGAAAATGTCAGAAAATATGACAAGACCAAATTCTAATTTAACAAAAGTTAACATGAATTATTCTATATGTGCACCGCGCATGTATAAAGGAATGATAGAGTCAACAGTTAGCAGAATAACAGGTTTTGCAGACATGATACAGTTAACTCATTTAAAACTACAACAGGTATTGTCTAGAATGGTTCCAGATGGCGTTTTTGTAGATGTAGATGGTTTAGCTGAGGTTGATTTAGGTAACGGAACAAATTATAACGCCTCTGAAGCTTTAAACATGTATTTTCAAACTGGTTCTATAGTTGGAAGATCTATGACTCAAGACGGTGACTTAAACAGAGCTAAAGTACCTATTCAAGAACTTCAAACAAGTAGCGGTGGTGCTAAAATACAAAGTTTAATACAAACATATCAGTATTATCTTCAAATGATACGTGACGTGACTGGTTTAAACGAAGCTTCAGATGCTAGCACGCCTAGCAAAGACGCACTTGTAGGTTTACAAAAATTAGCTGCAGCAAATTCAAACACAGCACTAAGGCATGTTATGCAAGGTGGTTTATATTTAACCTTAAGAACTTGTGAAAACATAGCATTAAGAATAGCTGATGCTTTAGAATATCCACTAACTAGAGCTGCTTTAATAGACTCCATATCGTCATATAACACTGGTACATTAGAAGAGTTGCAAGAAAAAAATCTACAAGATTTTGGAATATTCTTAGAATTAGAACCAGACGAAGAAGCTAAAGCTCAATTAGAGCAAAATATACAAATAGCTCTACAGTCAGGTGGTATAGATTTAGATGATGCCATAGACATTAGACAGGTTAAAAACATAAAACTAGCAAACGCTTTGTTGAAACAAAAAAGAAAAGCTAAGGCTAGACAAGATCAAGCTAATCAACAAGCTAATATTCAAGCTCAAGCTCAGGCTAACGCTCAAGCTTCAGAAGCTGCTATAACAGCAGAAATGCAAAAACAACAAGCTTTAGCTGAAACAACCATACAAATAGAAACTTCTAAAATGCAGCTTGAAATGAAAAAAATGCTTCAAGAAGCAGAAATAAAGAAAGGTTTAATGGCTGAAGAGTTTAGTTATAATATGCAATTAGCTAGAATAAAATCTAGCGCTGAAACAACTAAAGAGCAAGAAATAGAAGATAGAAAAGATAATAGAATAAAGATGCAAGGAACTCAAGAATCTAAGCTAATAAATCAAAGACAAAACAACACACTACCTCAAGATTTTGAATCAGCAGGGTTTGACAATTTAGGAGGTTTTGGATTAGAGCAATTTGATCCTAGATAAAAACAATTATCAATTTTTTAATTATATTATATTATGTCAGAAGAAACAAAAACAAATGAACCTGTTAAACAGGAAGGTGACTTTAAATTAAAACAAAAAAGAAAAACACCTAAAAAATTATCAGCCCCAGAAGAAACAATAAAAATGGATTTTGCGGCTGTTGCTAAAAAAGAAGAACCAGTAAAGGTTGATTTAAGTAAAGTAAAAAAAGAAGAAGATGCCGTTCAAAAGCAAGAAACAGAGAGCAGCGTGCTACGCGAAGAAGGATCCGAGGTGGGATTGCAAGAAGTGGGACAAGGAAACGAAAAGCCCATTGAAAGTCCTATTGAAGAAGTGCAGAAAGTAGAAGAAGAAACAAAAAAAGCTGAACAAGAAGTAAAAGAAGCAATAAGAGATGAAAAGGTGTTAGGAAAAAAACTACCTGAAAACATTGAAAAATTAGTTTCTTTTATGGAAGAAATGCCAGGTGCTACTATCGAAGATTATGTTAGATTAAATGCTAATTATGAAAACATAGATAATAACACTTTACTTAGAGAATATTACAGAAATACTCGTCCACATTTAGAATACGAAGAAGTTAATTTCTTGTTAGAAGATAATTTTTCATATGATGAAGAGTTGGACGATGAAAAAGATGTTAGAAAAAAGAAACTAGCATATAAAGAAGAAATTGGAAAAGCTAAAAGCTTTTTAGAAGGTTTGAAAAATAAATATTATGATGA